GTGTAGCCGCCGGAGTTGGAAAGGGAGGTGAAAGCGCCCGGCCCGGCAAGCACACTTCCCACATGCGCGCATGAAAAGACATTCGCAACCGAAGTACAGTCTCCGCTCACCGCCGCATTCAAAAAGTTTCCGCTGCCATCCCAATACCCCATCTGGTTTACTGTGCCGGGCGTGTAGTCGAGTTTGTTGGAGAAGTATGAATTCCACTGCGCAGCAGTCGGCACAAATCCATAATACAGGCCGGGATTCGAACCGCCAGCGAAAGCCGAGCCAGAGAACAGCAAAAATGCAATCAATAATTTTTTCATGTCGAATCCTTTACAGTAAATTTAGTGCAATATAGGGTGCGGAAGTAGTTGGCATTTGAGAAATAAGTATCGTCTCCTGGAAGTTGCTCACCGCGTAAGCGTCAATCGTCGCACTTGCTGCCGTCTGCGAAATGCTCACCAAGTAAGTTCCCGTGCTTCCCGTTGTTCCGGTTTGTTGCGCGCCCAGCGTTTGTCCTGCCGATAAGTTTACACCAGCCAAGCCCATGCCTGGGACGAGAGTACCTGATGCAATCGCAGTCACAGTTAAAGTCGCGCCGGAAATCGAGCCGGTACACACCACCGAAGGCGCATCATTGCTAGATGCCATTCCGATTGAAAGCAGTTGCGCCCAGCTACCTAGAGCCAATATTCCCGCATTGAATCGGCTGGAAATCACGTTGATTCCGATTTGCGCAGGCAACCCACCGTCTACCCCGGCAAAGGCATTCGTGATTGCGGTCTGCACCAAAGCCAAAGCGTTCGATGGTACGCCTGCATTGTTTTTCAGATTGACGGCAAGAAATATCGGCAGATTGACCGCAGTCCGGAAGTTCACCGAGTAGGGTATGCCGGGCGAACCGTATGGTGTGCTGGTATCGTAAACTGTCGCGGAAGTGTTTCCGGTGTACCCGCAGCCCGGAGGTTTTTTAGTCCATAGCGCATTCGCAACGCTCTGCGCCAGACCCCCGCTCACGCAAGCGTACAGCGAGTTCGAGTTGATCTGGACTCCACCGATTTGCAAAGTAGTGCTGGCAAGCGTCTGTGATGCGTTGATGTTGTACGTTCCCGACCCACCCGTTCCGGTTCCGTTGCTCACGATGTATAGGCCGTTTATCAGCCCCGGCGCACCGCTGATATACATGCCGGGCAGAATTCCAGATCCTGAAGTCACGGTCAGAACAGTCCCGGAAATCGACCCGACTATCGGCGCGATTGGATTTTTAGCAATCGGATATGCTTGATAATTGTCCGTGACATACGCGGAAAGAACATTCGGCACGGCCAAGATCGCGGATTGAATCGCGGCGTTCGTGTTTCGTGAATTGGCTTGCACGGAATTTTGACGGCGCAACTCGAAAGCGATTCTAGACTCGACCGCAGTCCCCTCGACTCCGCTAACCAGCGTTGCACTATCCCAATTCGCGGGGCCTTGGTAAATCGTCACGCTGGACGGTATGCTGATCGGGCCGGATACATTATTTGCAAACGGAAGGGTAATCGATCCCCCAGTAGGAATCGTCCCAGCAAGTGTGCAGGAATAGATATTCTGTAATGCGTCTTGAACCAATGCGCCGACCGGAATAACCACACCAGTCAATCCCGAGCATGAAATCTGTAGCACCGTGGATATTGGCGGATTGCGCGTCATCATGTAATAACGCCCGATGCCGTCCTGAAATCTTCCCGAAGCATAAGCAGGATCGAAGTTATTCGCCAGCAACAGGAAAGCAGCATTCACCGCCGATAGCATCGCGGCCTCGCTAGATGCTATCTGCCCCTGTGGAGTCTCCAGATTCGAGCTTAGATTGCCACCGAAGGCCGCGTTAAGGTCAGCCTGCGCGCCAGCGAGCAGTGCCGGTTCCGTTGGGATTACCAGTCCTGTTTGCGTGATCTGAATTGCGGGAACATTGGTCATAATTTTTCCTTAGAAGCTGATATTCTGTGCCGCGCCAGTCAGGTCAATAACCTCGACAGTTCCGGTCATCACGCGGTCATTGATGTAAATCGCTGTGCATTTTGCCTTCACGACCTCCGGCACAGTCAACGCCGCTTTTTCCGCCTGAGCTTTCATAATCGCCGCCGAATTCGATTGTCCTAAAATCTGCGTGAGGTATGGAATACCTTTGTTCTGATTGTAGTACAACTCGCCATAAAACAGGCGGATAGCACACGCCACATCCTGCGCGATTGAGTACGGATTCGAGGCCATGGCGATATTCCCGTTTGAGTCAACGAGCAAATCCCAAGTTATCGGATCGAGCAAAATAGTTTGAATTTTATCTCTCCTAGTATTTCACAATGAATTGAGTGCCCATACCCGCTGCCAAGTTATCTGGGCCACCTGTTGTTGGGTTGCCTGTATTTGGCCCAGCAAATACACTGGCATTCACAGTATTTCCATAAGGCCCAGCACTAGCATTGCTGCCCGTTGCTGGTGCTGTATAAGGATGCACGTGGTTTATTGTTACACCATGACTCAGCATACCCGGAGTTCCTTGAATCGGCACATAGCCAGCGGCAAAATAAGGAAGTCCAACTGTGGTTACTCCATCGCCACCCCATGTTGTGCCAAGCACAGCTAGTCTAGGGTAGGATGACAAATTCACCAATGTTTGCACATTAGGACATTTCAGCCATCCCTGAGGAATTGCGGAGTTAGTCGGCCAGCCCACCCAAATCCCAGCCCAACTTGTTAAATCAATCTCCGGCGATTGAAGCGTGATATTTTGAGGAGACACTACAAGAATTGAATTCGCCAGAAACTGAATATATTGGACAGGCGTTCCATTCAACATGCCCCCAAGATAAATCCCATCGGTCACGGCAAAGCGTCTGCGCGAACCTGGATTCGCCTGCGCGCCAGTCGCAACCACGGATGAACTGTCTTTGTCGGCAAAGATGCAAATCCCAACATCCCCGACTTGCGGGTCGATGATTATCGCATTCGTGCCACCCTGTGCGCGCATGTACGGCAAATGGCGAATAATCCCCATCGGTATTGCGTTGCCGTAGCCGTCCGTCTGGTTCACCAAGGGCTGCACATCAACATATCCAACCGGCCCGACCGCGCCACCGTAGACAGCAAGAATCTCGACTATGGCCGCGACATTGACCTTGCTTAATACCTGCCGGATGACGAACAGTTGCGCGTTGTAATCGCCGGAAAAATCCGTTGGACGTGCGACACCTTGGAGGCCGTATTCAGGAAAGTCCATGAGCGAATACTCCGCAAGTGGTAAACCATTTTCCGTTCGGCATCATACTTTCCAGTTCGTGCTTGACTGATACCACAGTCCATAATCCGTTCGCCGCTTTCAGTTGACTGTCCTGCACCTGAATTCTCCCACCTTGAATAAGTGTCGACTGAAAAATAGACTTGACGTACATGTAATCCGAACTCAACAGCGGATACCCGACCATTCCGGTTGATGGTGAAATTATCACCGGATTCTGTCCAAAAAAGCTAAAGCGTCCTTTGATATTCAGGAACGAATCATCAAAAGTCACATCGCAATCCGCCTCATGCGCAGCAGCTAGAATCTGATTTCTCATACTGCCATTAAACGTTGGGTTATTGAATTGGTGAACCACGTCAACATTGTTTAATTGCAATCCAAGCGAAGCAGCAAAGCCGCCGAATAACTGAGTCTCGGAAACCGGCCCAGCAATCGCGGTTGCCTGAACTGGAGTCATTGCCGCGAGTGACGCGGAAAGAGCGGTTACCTCGAACGATACATCCGGCGCATTGTTGAAATCAGCGATGCCGGTCATTATCGTGCCAGAATAAATCTTCGTGAGCGCTTGCGGATTTTCACCGGCAAGAATCACAATCGAATTCTGACCGCGCACCTGAGTCATTATCGGCCCGATGGTCGTCAATTTATTCATCAACTCAAGCGACAGGCCGTAAATTTTCACAATGGCCTGCCCCATCGTTTCCCCGCCGTATGCAGTAATTTCCGCCGAGGCGCGGAAGTCGGTCAGCGTGTAGTATTCGGCAGGCGCACCGTTCCCCATCTGACCAGTGCCGAGGCCAATGATGATTTTCAGATATTTTTCAGCGTAGCTCATAGCGCCGCCACGTCCGAGGCAGACAAGTAGAACAACTGATAACGAGTGCCGAGACCAGAATAAACAGGATCGTCGCTGCCAAGCGTGTCATTGAAAGCCAAGTCGCCAATGAATCCCAGATAGGCATCGCGCACAATCCGATTCTGATTCTGGCAAATTACTCCGGTGATGATCGCAACGTGATTGACGAAAACGTCCATGTACATATTGCCGTCCACCATCGTATAGATGCTCAGTTTCACTAGTTGCTTTGCAAGCAAAATAGTGAGCATCTGATTCGGCAAAGCCTGAAGAGGGAGAATTTGCATGTCAGTAAAAATTAACTGTTGATCCGGTGTATGGGGAACCAGAAACGGAGCCGCCATCAACGGAAGGCATGGAACTAGCTGAAGCCGGAACCGTTCCCGAAATCGTTACGCCGGAATTCATTATCTCGACAAAGCGCAAATCCGCAATAATGATTCCAGCGCCATTTTTCACCTCGCGCTTGTATTCGTAGGATTCCAGATTCGCGTTGTAATAAGTGGACTCCGGCGTGATGATAGTCAGTAGGGCAAGCGAAGCGATCATGTCATCCAATGCTTGCAAAAACAGGTTGCGGTCAGGCGTCGTGCTGGGCGTGAACCCGATACCGGACAGAATGCCAAGTGAACTCCCCTTGCTCACGCGCGCCTGAATCGTATAGGGTGTCCGAACTTTATTGTATGAAGCAAAGCTACCCTGTTCAATCGGATAGTTTGAAATGTTCGTGTCCTGGTGAAAATCAAGGCTCAAAAAACTATCAGGCAAAAGAACTGCATTGGTTCCCGTGTCGTCATAAATTCCCCATCCTGAATTTCCGGACAAGAGCGCATTTACAAGGAAAGACGCGCCGGTCGCAACAGCTGCAGCAGGCACATTGTACGAATGCAGGGATGGGACACCGGGAAGATTAGGAAAACTCACGGATGCATCCCAACATTGGCTTGATGGACGACGTGAACCGCACCAGAAGGGGACTTGCTGTGAGCCTCCACTTTCGTCCCTTGCGGCGCGGTAACTATCAGACCCACCGAGACGTTGGTAACAGGGCTTCCACCAAGCATATTTTGGTACAGCGCCTTGAAAGGATTTGCATCGCTATATGATGCGATGGATGATTTTACACCGAGCGGATTAGTACCCGTAACTATCCCTGTACCAGCTACGGTTGTAATCAAACCGAGATCATGCAGCTTATTCGCTACCTCCAATAATGCTTCTAGTGCGTAAATTATCCCTCTAAAACCGCTGGTAGCTGCTTCCCCTAATTTTGTGAAATCCATACCTTCCATTGTCTTAGCAAATTTTTCCATGTACCCAGACATAGCCTTTAGGTTTTCTTTATTTCCCGCCCAAGCTGCAAGACGGTCGAGCATGTGAAAAACAGTCGGGGCAATCGTCATCATTAGCGTCTGCCCGACATTCTCAAGCCGTGCAGAAATCTCTACCCATTCCTGTTGCATTCTGCGTGATGCATCTGCGCGGTGCTTGTCGATGCCGGTCATTGCTGCGCCTTTTGTCATCTGCTTTTCGAGTTCCTGCCTGCCCTGTTTTAGCAGGTTGAATGTTTCCGGATCAACGCCGAGCATCTGCCGCGCCATCAATAATGCCTGAGTCGGATCGCGCTTATTCCATACTTTCAACACATCAGCCTCAGCCAGCATGAAAGACTTGGCATCCTTGAAAGCACCAGACAGGTCTAAGCCAGTTCCGCCGGCCATCGTGAAAAGACCTTCCTTCGCCTGATTCGGCATTCCGGTTTTCCAAGCGCCGACAGCAGCAGCAGCTTTGTCTATCGCACCGGTCGCACCTTCAGCCGTGCCGCCGACTTCCTTCATGGCGAACTGGAGTCCGGCAAGATCGCTTACACTGACATTGATATTTTCAGACAGGCGACCAAGGGCAGCGGTAGAGGTGATGGTATCTTCGACAAACGAAAGAATGCCTTTCCCAGCCGTGAAGATGGTCAGGAATGCGATGGCTTCATTTCGGAGTTTGGTGAATCCGTCAATGGTCTGGCGATTGCGCGCCTGCTCATTTTTCTGGTAGGCCTGCTTTTGAAGCTCGGCTTTTTTCTCAGCTTCAGAGCGTGATTTGTCGATGCGCTTATTCTTGCCCTCGAACGCATCCTTGTCGTGTTCTGATTCCTTGATGCCTTTGCGGAATAGCGTGTTATCTAGCGAAAGCGCAACAACCAATTTGTCGATCACGGTAGACATTAAACTTTCCTCGCTAGATTAGAATTGTGCGCATCAACGCTTGCAATCTCCAACAGGTCATAAACATCCTCAAGACCGTAGACAGTTTGCATTTCATGCAGCGTTGCCATTTTTGCCGACAGCACAAGGCCAATGGTCATCGGTACATTTCTGTATTCGATAAAATTGCCTTGGTCGCCGCCCAGCCCGTAATCGATAACTAGACGGCTTGCAAAAAATCCGTGTGGAGACTGAAAACCTCCTTCCGCAATTTCAGCCGAGTTTGCACATCTTCAATGTCAGATTCGATCAAAGGCCGCACGATTCTTTCATCCTCAAGGTTCGGCATGAACTGCACGCAGGCCATCATCTTTGCCAGTAATGGCTTGGCCTTTTCGTATGACACTTTTCCGAGCGCCTGCAATCCGATTTGCGCAACACCGGCAAAGCCCATCTCGGTCAAGCCATCTGGAATTTCCACGCCCGCGTTTGCAAGAACGAAGAACATCTCGATAGCCCAGTCCTCGGTATCCGTTGCCGACATTTCGGTAATCAGAAATCTTTTTTCCACGCCGCGATCGGTCAGCGTCACTTTTAAAGTTTTGCGCATGATCGGTTATGCCGGAGCAGCGGAAAGATCCTGAAACGCCAGCGAATACTTGCGCGGCTTCAGCACTTTTCCAGCGGTTGGGCCGACCGGGCCTTTGTCCAAGAATCCGGTAGAGAATGCGAATATCATCCCGACACTCGGCAGCATGATTGTGGCATTCAACTGGATTTTTTCCTTGGTCGCTTTTTCGGCTGCAATTATTGCGTCCATCACCAGGATAGATGCAGAGTCAGCCTGCAAATTGAAATCAAGCGGCACGATATACGGAGTATAACCGACTGACATTTTGCCATCTACGCCCATGTATTTTTCCATGAACTCAACTTCCTCACTTGCAAAAGCATCGTCTGCCGCGTAGCCCTGCATCTGGATCGGGACGTTGTACAGGCCGACCGCCGATAACATGAAGACACTGTTGGCTGCTGTGATCGTTGACATATCAGTTTCCTTTCAAAATTAGAGCAAATCGACAGACTGCAAGGTGATCTGGTTGACGCTGCCGCCATCGGTGTACCAGAAGGAGCAAGGCGGCGTACCGCGAGCCTGGCGCACAGTCGGGGACGCATCAAGAACTTGCAAATACCATCCGCGAGTACTCAATATCTGGTCGATCTGCGTACCGGCTGCGGTGTTCACCTGTGATGCCTGCAATGAGGACAAAGTGACTCCGGGCTGAATCGCGCCGAAATGCAAAGCGGCTTTTACGGTATTCATCAGCGACGCGTGAATCATTCCTTCGCCAGCTTTGTTGTACGGAATCGATTTCGCGTTGGTCAATAATTCCATCAGGTCAAGCTGGAATGATGCATTCATCCATATCTGGTTAACGTAGGGCTGCGACCATTTCCAATTCCCACTTATCTGCCCGTTGGTGTAGAACGTGAAGCCTTGTGCTGCCGTGCCGGTAGCAACGCCGGTGTTATAGCCGTTTTGCTGGAGATAGGAAAGCGCGGTTACATTGGTCACAACAGCAGCCAAGCCGCTTTGCGATTTGAAAGCCGGATTTATATTGCCCTGATTCGCGGTGAAGTCGATAGACGCAATCGTCCCGCAACGGAATGCAGCCCAGCCGATATTCAGCGGGTCGTAGACCAGTTCTGTGCCGCTGTATGTGGCTTGGGCAATAAGGTATCCCAGCGAAGTTGTGGCGGGGAAAGAGTTGGTCGCCGTAATATCAGTATCCCAGCAAACGTACTCGAACTCATTGTTTTGGGTGCTGTTCCATGCCGAGAATGCCAGCTTGTTCGCGTTTCCTGAAGCATCAGGATTGAACAGGGTCATAAACGAGGCCCAGTCAGTCGTCTGCGCGATGATGCCATTCATAAATGCGGCTGGGGTGGCGATTGCAGCACCTTGCGACAACACGGCACCAGTCGCCTGAGTCAGCATCAATTCAGCAGCCAGCGCAGCGCCCGAGGTAGCAAATGCCATCGTAGCAGTCGCCCCAGTCAGCGTAGTGGTAAACACGAAAGCCTGCGCAATCGCATCGTATGCCACCGAAAATGTCGGAGTCGTAAAAGCTGCCTGTATGATCGTTGCTGCATTCGAGAAGCTCGTCGCTCCAGATAGATTGATGCTGGCCGATGTTTCAGATACGCCATCCGAGATAATCGTAAGCGTATCGGCAGCCAACGCCTGAAGTTGGGTCAACGTCAGTGAAGCACCCACCGGGCCGCCGCGCAGGTATGCAGCCACTGCTGCGGTTGGGTATTGAGCGAACAGAAGCGCGCCCGGGCTTTGCGTTGCCCCGATGAACCCGCCAAAATAGATAGCGGCTTGTGCGTATTCGGTGGAGCTTGAGCCGAAATAGCTACTGACCGATTGCAATGACGGAAACGAGTTGATCGCGCCAATCGGAACCCTTGTTCCGTTGGTCAGAAAAAGCCCGATCAACGCCAGATTATTCCCACCCGCTGCCAGCACGTTTGGATTTACTTTTGCGAAGTAACTCGCCGGAACCGAATTTATCATCGTAATTCTCCTTTAATGTGCAGCGTAAACTTCATCGGCGGCGATGACTGGATTCAGTTTCAACGCGCCTGCGAATTGTTGCGGTATTGCTACGAATGGATTGGCCTGCATCGCCATGGTCAAAATCCATCTTTCCTCGACTTGCTGTTCACCATTAACGAACGGGGCTTGTCTAGGGTCATCGCAGTAAATCGGTTCGACTCCGAAGCCAGAAGCGTCAAATGTCTCCACCCCAGTTTCATCGCGGAACACGGTCGAGATAATCTGCGAATTGTCGGCAGAGTTCGGGCCATGCACATCAACCTGCATCGTGATCTTCATCGGCTGCATCAAATTCTTGCTGCCGGCCTGAATTGTCTCGCTTGCCAAAGTCTGGCTTACGCTCACGGTATAAGTCCCAGTTCCATCCGAGTTCACTACCAGCGGTGCGGTGATCGTGGTATTGGCTGCAATTCCATTTGCGCCCAGCAATTGCCCGACAGCGGGCTTTCCTTGGAGAATCTGCGTAACGGTCAAAGTCGTTGCTGTGATCGATCCGACAAAGGCTATATCCGCATAGCTATCCACGTTGTATTCAAGCCGTTCGCGCAAGATCGGCCACATCACGGCGAAATCTGCCACGCCAGGTTCGGCTACACGATTCACTTGCCCGCGCATCACGGCGAACCCGGAAGGCAGCACGGACTGAAGGAATTGTCCCAGCGCCTGAAAAACATTTGCCTCGGTTATGGATACGGTAATCATGAATTATTTTGGAGCGTCACGGCACACTTGCACCAGTTGCCGCCCGTCTTTCCGGTGTTCTGGCCCCACGCCTCAAGTACAATCACAACAAGCCATATTGAGCCATCTGGCATGGTGATCAAATCTCCACCCTTCCCGCTTGGGCGCAGCAAACCCTCAATGTCGCCTTGCAAATAAATCGCTCGCTTCGTACCCTGGATATTCAATCCGTCCAATTGCGAGAGGTCGCTAAACGTGAGCGCCTGAATCTGGCCCATCACTGTCACCGGCGCGGCGTAGCTTGGCGACTTGCTGAAATCCGCATTCGTCACGCTGCCGGTCGAGACCTGCAATGAGCAGGAAACCATCGGATTGACAGCAGATACGGCGATAGCGGTTAATGACTGAAGATTCATTCGGTAACCTTCGCGTAAGTCACGGACTTGTACATCTCGGGGAATTTCCCGACGAGCGGCTTGTCGAAGCCCTTTCCCTTAATAAATTGATTGCCGTTTTTATCAGGCTTTGAACCTTCAACGGTTACCGGAGAATTAGGTGCATAATTACCATCCAGAATTGATGTTTGAATATCCGCTACCATCAGTTCACCCATCACTTCTAAAGCATCAGCTTCACGATTGGCGCTCAATTTTTTGGACAATTTGCTAACCAATGAACCCTTGGCTGTTGCGATGGCATTGCGGAAAAATGGACGCGGCGGAGAACCTGGTTGACCATTCGTTTTGGTGGTTCCGTATTCATTCCAGAATGCAACCTGAGCGATGCTCAACCCATCGTCGTACTTTGCATCCTCCATGAATCCGACTTCAACTTCACCCTTGAAGTTGTCAGCAATCTTTTCGAGATAGGATGACATGCTCATACAACAGCCCTCAAATAAGGACGGTATGACATACCGCGATAACCGCTTGTGGCCTGCCAGAATGCCGCGCCATATTGAGTCTGTGCGAACCATGCGGCTGTGCCGGGGACTTGATAATCGAAACCCGCACTGACAGAACCTTGACCGGCAGAATTCAGTCGTCCGACCGGCAAAGACTGACCGTCTGGACTGATGATACCTGCGAGCTTGGCAATGTGCGCGGTGAGCATGTTGAGCAACATAGCGCGCTCATTTTGGTCTGAGACCGGACTCGCGTCCGTGTTGTTACAGTACAGCCCCGCCTCCGTGAACATCGCGCCCAGCACTGCATCCGATACAGAAGCGAATTCCGCGTATCGAGCATGGAATAGTGCTGGGTTATATGTGACGATCATTGATCATTACGCATGGGCAAACTCAACGCCGGAAGCCTCAGGACGCGCACCCTCCAAGCCAGTCTTGGTAGGATTGTCCTTTACGATTGCAGCCGCTTCGTTTGCATTTTTCGCCACGAAGATCGCGCCGGATGTGATCGGCACGAATTCTTTATGCTCTGCCAGCCATGCCGCCCAAAATGACTCTTCGACCTCAGTCGTGCAATGAGTCGCGCCGATGATGTTCGAGCGGTTCACGCCATTCAAAGTCACTCGAACACCATCAACTTCGATGATGAGGCCATTGGGTAGCTTGCAGCCGATTGTTACTTTTGCCATTTGTATCTCCTAAAGTCCGGTCATGCCGACGATGTTCATCGGGCGATAAATCACAGTGCCGTAGGTGCCTTGGCTCTTTTTCTGAGACCAGCTGGAGTTTCCAACCACAATTGCATGGGTGCGCAGTTTTTCGGTGAACGCACATTCTGCCGTTGCCTGACCATCATCGGACTCGCAAATCAACTGAGCGATCAGCCCGGAACCAGCGGTGTTGTATTCCACTGCCGTTTTGATTTCCATATTGGGGAAAGTCTTTTTGATCAAATCGGCAACGGACATGGTGCCGTATGAGGGGACGACTTTGGTCAAGTTGACTTCAGACAATGGCGACATAGCCAAGGTCATTTTGGATTTCAGCGTAACGTTGCCCAGCATTTGAGTCTGGGCTTGCTTGTACATGTTCTGTACGTCAAGGAAGATTTCCAGCGCGGTACCAGCAGTCCAAGTCGTGCCGCCAGCCGCCTTTGTTCCGGCCACAATACTTGCTGGCAGGTTCGGGTCATTCAACAGGCCGTAGTTGTTCGTGACACCAGCGCAACCAAAGAAATAGGTCAGGTTCTGGTATTTGTTCAGGGTCAGGATGGACGCGATATTCAGCGCATTCGCCCAGTCCACACGTGCGAGACCTGCGCGCTCCATTTCCATTTCGCCGTACTTGGTCATGACCTGGAAAGTCTGGTTTTGACGTTGCGGGAAAGTCACGTTCGCACCGGCGCGGCCAGAGTTGCCGAAGTCGTCATAGTTCGAGACGAAGCCGGTAGACTCGATCATCTGGAACATCGCGGAAGTCGTAGTCCAGTCGCCTTTTTTGGTCTCTGCGCCGACGATCTCGACCGCCTGCATTGGCGAGAACAGAACTGGAATTGACTTCGGGTCGATATACATCGACAGGAAGGCGGGGATACCGGCTGAGTTCGTTCCGGTCAACGCGGGCTGCGCGTCCATGGCCAAGTTCCAGTCATGGGCGATGCCCTCCATCTGGAAGTCTTGCGCACCGTGGAAATGTACACCGCGTTTTGCGAGTTGGATTAAATCTGCATGCATGTCAATTCTCCTTTTTACAAGCTGATGATGGCAAGCTCACCGATATTGCATGATGAGGCGATGACATACGGGGTTTCGATCCATGTGTGAGCGACCATTGCTTCACTTGCCACGGTGCCGGGTGTAGTGGTCAGTGTATAAGTGCCGGTGCTGCCAGGAGTGCCGGATGTTTGCGAGGCGATGTAGGTGTTGGCCGGTATGCCTGCGCCAGTAATCAGTTGTCCGACAGCCAATACGCCAGCGGTCGCAGTCACGGTCAGCACATTGGTTGCGGTGCTTGCAGTGATTGCAATCGTTCCAGGCTCTACACCGGTAACGCCGGGCTGCATTTCGCCGGTCAGATAACTGGCAAACGCTTTGTTACCAACTACAGCAGCCGCGACGGTTGACACAGCGAAGTAATCGCCGCGCACGTATGGAACAGCAACTTGACCGGCCTGGATGGTCAATCCGTATTCGGTCAGATAGGTAACGATCTGCGCTTGCAGATTGCGGTGCATGAATCCGGTCGGTACGCCTTGGCCGCTGTTCAGGATCGAGCGTCCATCCGCTTGCAGCCAGCCGAACAGCCCGACTGTCACGCCTGCGGCACCGGCGATATACTGGCCAGCTTCGCCCGGAAACACCGAGTAAGGGTTATTGGTTGCGAAGTCGCCCGGTTGTCCAAGGGCTGGGGTGATGTTTACTTGTTGTTGAAATGGCATGATGTAGCTCCTTGGTTAAGCGACTTTGATACGTGCAACAGTTGGGAAACGGGCGGCAAAGTCAGTAACGCTCTTCGCGTCCTGAGCCAAACGCGGGGCCGGTGCGGCAGACTTCGAAGCGGCAACCTTGAAGATTGCCGACAGCGCTTTTGCGTCCTTGA